ATTCCCTGCACTAACGCTTGATTATGCTAGAGGGAAGAAGCTAAGTCAGGAAGGTAGGCACAGGGCGCTAGCAGCAAAAGAAGCGGGTATTGATAGTGTGCCTGTATTGATTGTTACGCCAACACCTGAAGAAGCTAAATATTTAGGAGTTTCACTGCCTGAGTTGAATTTTTAGGTGGGAACAGGTCATGGTTAACCCTACGAAATACTTCATTGAGGGGTTCGGTACGCCTGTCGCCAAGATATTCGCTAATAGCTGTTGCCCTAGCATCGAACGCACAGCAGGCTCCATGCTCAGAATAGTCATCTGCTTGGTTTGTGCGGGTGTCATTAATATAAACAGCGTAATGTTCAGGCGAAAGTTTAGATGAGCATACCCGTATTTTACGGTGTAGACCGATACGCGCCTGTTTAAGCATTACCCGGCAAAAGTCATGGTTATCCATGCGTTGATTATACATTATTGATAAACTAGATATAAGCGAACAAAACGCGAACATACAGAATTAAACCCTTACCGTTGAGGATCAGCGGGTAAAATTCGTGGAGACGTACTCATGGCTGAACAAGCCCTAGATGAAACGGCAGCAGAAGTTGTTGAAGAGGAAGAGGTTAACGAACTTGTCGAATCGGTGGATGCCGAGGACGAGGACGAAGACTTAGAACCTGAGATAACGGATAGCGGAGATGGGTCGGCTGAAGTTGAAGAGCCGCCACCCGAGGAATCATCTGCCTCGAAAAAAGACGATGGATTTCAGAAACGAATTGACGAGTTAACGCACCGATACTACGAAGAGAAAAACCAACGCGAGCACTTTCAGCAGCAATGGGAGGATTCCCAGCAGGTAGCCCAAGAGGCTCCCGGTAAAACGCTAGCTGACTTCGAATATGACGAGGGAAAGTTTGCCGAGTATTTAAACGGGCAAGCGGTTCAAGAGGCACGGGCAGAAGTTGAGCGTAATACCCAGCGACAACAGGGTATGAAGCGCCGGTCCGAGTTCGAAGCACAAGAGGCAAAATTCGCGGCTAGTGTAAAGGACTACCAAACTGTTACGAGAAATCAAGCATTACCGATTAATCAGACAATGGTAGAGACTTTGCAGACAGCGGAGAAAGGGCCAGAGGTTTTATACTACCTTGGCAAAAACCCCGATGTCGCAGCATCACTAGCTAGCATGTCACCTTTGGATGCAGCGCGGGAACTTGGACGTATCGAAGCAACTAAACTTGTTAAACCTGAACCCATACTTAAAACCACGCCTGCACCTGTACCTAAAATTAAGGGTGCCGATTCGTCAGCCACCAGGATAAGGTCTGATTCACCAGAATCCGATAAACTCAGTGATGCCGAATGGCTTAAACGGGAGCGCAAGCGAATTGCTGCTAAGGATAAATAATGGCTTCAAATACTAACCTAACGCCTACGATGATAACTCGTAAGGCTCTGATGATTCTTCATCAGAAATGCAACTTTCTGGGTGCATGTAATCGCCAGTATGATGACCGCTTTGCCCAATCGGGCGCTAAAATCGGTCAGACGCTGAACATTCGTATGCCTGCAAAGTATACCGTTCGCAAGACGGCATCACTCTCGGCGCAAAACCACGTTGAACGCTCCACGCCTCTCGTGGCTGATTCACAATATGGTGTTGACGTTTCGTTCACCAGTGTTGAGTTGACGATGGATATCGACGACTTTTCGGAGCGAATCATCGAACCTGGCATGGCGCAATTAGCCGCGCAGATCGAGGGTGATTGTCTAGGGGATGCCAAGAACCTGATTCCCAACTACACCAATGCAGACACCACTAACCAGATGAGCTACAAGTTATTTGCTTCAGGTGCTAGTAACCTGACCAAAAGCCTTGCGCCGCTGGCTAGTCGCACCGCGATTCTCAGCCCTGATTCAAGGGTCGAGTTCAGTGATGCGGTTAAGGGTCTGTTCCAGTCTTCCGAGAATATCAAGCAGCAGTATCGCGAGGGTATTATGGGTCGTACTGGTGGGTTTGATGTGTATGAAAATACACTAACACCTGCTCACACCTCTGGAACGCTTGCAGGTTCGCCTGTGACTAATGGCGCGGCACTGGGTACATCAGACACATCAAATGTCTGGTCATCACAGACAATTCTAAGCATTGATACAGCCAACACTGGAACCACGGTGAAAGCTGGCGATATCATCACGCTTGGGACTTGTTATGCGGCACATCCAGAAACCAAGGCCAATACAGGTAAACTACGGACTTTTGTTATTCAGTCTGACGTTACCCTGACCACCATCGGCACCGCTTACAATGTAACGGTTAAACCGGCGTTGATTTGGGGTGATGGCAATTCATATCAAAACGTAACCCTTTCGGGTGGTTCTGATACGGATGGCGTTGCTGTTACCTTGATTGGTGCGGTGAACTCAGCATTTCAGAATGATATCCAGATGCACAAGGATGCTTTCTGTTTTGCGACTGTAGACCTTGAGGATGTATCTCAATATGGTGCATGGGGTGCTAGACGCACCCAAGACGGTATTTCAATGCGGATCGCGAAGCAGTATGCGATTGCTTCGGATACCGTTCCATGCCGGATTGACGTATTGTTTGGCTTCGATGGGCTGTATGCCCAGGATGGCCTGGCAAATCGTCATATCTACGAACCGGTGTAAACCCAACGGGGGTCGGAAACGGCCCCCTATTTTTCGAGGAAAACATGGCTAAAAAGCTAGGCAAGAAAGACACGGTAAAGGTAGAAACTTACCACCCTTTTATTTGTACACCTGCCTATAACGGCCAGGTTGATGTTGATTTTTGCACCTCGATGGTGGAAAGCGCCTATGTTTCCCCATTGTTTCAGGTACAGATGACATTTGGATGCGTAGCGAATGGCGCGTTTATCGATTTAGCACGGAACACCTTTGTTCAGCAGTTTTTAGATGACCACAAGGAATGCACTCATTTATTCTTTATTGATTCAGATTTGAAGTTCTCAGGACGGGATTTTATCGGACTGGTCAGGGCAGATAAGCCCATTTGTGCAGGGGTGTATCGTCGTAGAGAAGAAAACGAGGACTACCCCATGAAATACGCAGAACACCCTGAAATAGGTGGGCTGTGGTTCGAGGATGACTGGTTAATGGCCGAGCGTGTACCTACGGGGTTTTTGTGTATTCGCAGAGATGTTATCGAGGAAATGGCCGCAGATGCCCAAAAGATAATCATTCAAAGCGGTAGCGGCCCTAAAGAGGTTCCGAGATTGTTTTATACCTCAGTCCTTGAGGATGGCAGGTTTATCGGTGAGGATTTTGCTTTTTGTGATGACTACATGAAAAAGTATAAAACGCCTATTCCTGTATGGGCTAATATTGATTTTGTTCACGGTGGTTATAAGTGTAATCTTGTCGAGTACCTTGATGAGCGGATTGAAAATGAAGAGGATGCAGCATGAGGGCTGATTACGACAATCTATTGTTAAACGGCTGGGACTTACAGCAATGGGCTGTAGCCATAGAGCGGGTTGGCCTGGGCGGGACGCAGATGAGATATGCCGACAAGCTACAAAAGGAGTATATTAACCGTTATGGTCAAAACCCTTTGGAGTTTCAGTTGATTGGTGTTGATGTGGGTGGGAATTATGATTTAGCGGTGGCTTTGTTTGAACAGACCGAGCACAGGTTAGAGTCGGTTGATGTTATTGAAAAACCAGATTCAAGTTACGAGGACCATACGAAGGATGATATGGAATATGACGAAGCCTGGCAGATAAGACATGGCTGAGCTTTTAATAGGATGTGGGAATAGCCGTAAAAAGGTTATTACTTTTGACAAGATCCCTGATGAATGGTCAGGGGAACTAATCACGTTAGACTGGGAGGAATCGTGCAACCCTGATGTGGTTCACGACCTTAATCAATTACCGTACCCGTTTGACGACAATATGTTTGATGAACTTCACGCGTATGAAGTGCTTGAACATCTAGGGACTCAGGGAGATTACAGGTTCTTTTTTGACCAGTTCTCAGAACTTCACAGAATATTAAAGCCCGGCGGGTGGTTAATAGGCTCATCCCCGAACTGGGATAATGTATGGGCATGGAGTGACCCTGGTCATACAAGAATCATAAGCCCGCAAATGCTGTCCTTTTTATCTCAGGCTGAATACGAGAAGCAAATAGGTACGTCAGCGATGACTGACTATCGGTTCTGTTATGAGGCTGATTTCGAAATGTGGGCAATGAAAGAGGAAGAAATGAACTTCGGATTTGTTATGAGGTGTGTGAAAGATGGCTACGAACCAAGCGATAATTGATTCAGCATTAGGCAAGATGGGCGTAATAGAAGCGGGTGATAGTGCTAACGCGACAGACTCAGCCACGGCATTGGCTGTCTTGAATGCGATGATGAACGAGTGGCGGAATCGGAGTATGGATTTCAACTGGTTCAATCAAGATACCTTGACCGATCCTGTCCCAATCCCAGACTGGGCAGAGGAAGGCGTTAAGTCTAATCTGGCGGTGAGGGCTGCGAGTGACTTTAGAACACCTGTCACCCCGTCTTTGACGGCCGAGGCGCTAGACGGGCGCAGGACTATCGGGAACACGCTAATCAGTCAGGAGTTAGATAACGCTGATATGACGCATCTACCCTATGGTGATGGCAGGACTTCAGAATACGATATTGAGAATGGCTTATGAATTTGGCTCCACATAGCTTAACGGACTCATAATGGATATCAGAATCCCCCTAACGCCCGATATTCACATTAAAGAATTTTCGGGTGGTTCGATTACTGAGCTTGAGAGCGGGATTACTAACGGAATAGTTCAGATTAAAGGTGGTGCTCCTTACCTTACACAAAGACCTTCTATTGACGTATTCGAGGACGCGGGTGGTTTAATCGCAGACGCTAAAGGGCGGGGTATATTTTTCTGGGATGAAAACTCAGTTTTGTATATTGTTAACGACGACAATTTATACAAGGGAACTCAAGGGACTAGTATTAGTAGTGGATTAACGTCTGGCACTAAAAGGTGTTATTTTTTCCCTATTGGCGGGAAGATTATTTTAACCGACCCTCAGAATGACGAAGCCTGGTCTGTAACGACAGGTGATACTGTGGCCGCGGTCAGTGATGGCGATTTCCCCAGTACACTAGCTGCCGGAGGGGCTGTTTTAAACAATGCCCTTTATGTTTTGGGTGAGGACGGGGTTGTTTATGGTTCTGACTCAGGTGATGGTACATCATGGGACGCTTTAAACTTTATCGGCGCTACAAGAGATCCTGATGGTGGAGTATATTTAGCCCGTCATCATGATAATTTAGCTGTATTTGGTCCTGCGAGTGTCGAGTTCTTTTATGACGCCGGTAATCCTTCTGGAAGTCCCCTGTCAAGACGACAAGACGTTACCTATCAAATAGGCTGTGCTATCCCTGAGAGTGTTTGGGAGATAGGCGATAGATTGTTCTGGGCGGGTGTTGATGCGGCTGGCGCGATTGAGTTTTACACATTAGAGAACTTCACCCCACGAAAGATAAGCACACCTACTATTGACAGTATGTTAACGCAGTCTGTTGTAAAGGATTCTTATACGGTTATAGGAAGTGGTTTTAGTGGCGCAGGGCATGATTACTATATAGTGACTTTTGCGACTGTCCCCGATGATTTAGCAACTGAAACGACTTTAGTCTATGACGACACTATGGGGCTTTGGTATATCTGGTATACAGATGTTAATGATATTGTTAATTTGCCTTTGGTTGGTTGGACTAAACGTGACGGAATAACTACTCAATTTGGGCAAGGTATTCTTTCAAACGGGGACATAATAAATATTAATGATTCGCTAAACCCTCAAGATACAATATTAGCGAGTCTTTATGTGTTGGATGATTATGTATTTGATGGATATGTCCAGGCCACGGCAGCGACAGGAACGGTAATCGCTTTAAAAAGTCGGTCGGGGATGTACGATGGCGGGACGAATAAATACAAGTATCCTGTTAGTTTAAGATTTGTCGGTGATAGAACACCCTCAAGTCAGACATTAACCTTGAAATGGGCGAATGAAAACAACTCAAGTTTCAATTCTGGAAGGTCTCAGGATATGTCAATTAATAGCAAGGAACACCGATTAGGACGATTTCAAAGACGCAACCACCAGATTGAATATTCAGGCACAGATGATATTTGGTTAGAGGGTCTGGAAATGCCGCTAGAGGTCGGTAATGACTAATGCACATTGAGCCACCTCCCACGACCACAGGTAATTTTAACTGGATTTGGATTAAATGGCTTTATAACCTTTGGGAATTTGTAGTCACTAGAACGCATGTAACCACTACAGCGGCAACCTACGTTTCAGCTACGGGCGCAGACGGCACTGCTAATACGGCAGAAACTGTATTAACAAGAACCCTCCCTGCTAATTCTTTAGTGACTGTTGGGGATAGAATCAGAATCAGAACATGGTTTGTTGCCCAAACCGGCCCGAGCATCGTGACTACAACCTCACTAGGGCCAGCTAGTAGCGAGGTGGCGATAGGTGATGTTACTCATACGGGTGGTGCGGCTTTTGACCTAACAGAGAGTTGGGTGCATTACATTGATAACACGCACGGCAATCTAATCGAACAAGAGGCTGGTGTAGGGATAGGAGATTTAACGGCAGTCAATGTTTCAGGTTTTACCTGGAACGCAGAGCAAAACATTATCGTCGCGCAATCCCAGGTTGCTGCTCAATATATAACCGTCTACGGTGTATTTGTAGACATTTTTCCCAAAGGTAATTAAATGCCAACATTAAGAACCAGAGCAGTTAAAACATCAGCGTTAACACACAATGAGCTAGATGCTAATTTTGTCCGTACGGTAACGCAAAAGACCGACAGTTATCAAATACTGTTAAGCGATAACCGCTCGATTATTGAGGCGAATAAAGCAACTGCGACCACGATGACATTACCGCCTGTCGCGACTGCGGATAATTCTGAAACAGGAGACTTTGAGGTAACGATAACCAATATCGGTGCCGGTGTATCAACGGTTGACGGTTCAGGTGCAGAAGCGGTTGACGGCGGTACGGGTGTTGCATTAAACCAGTGGGATTCGGTTACTTGTCAA